CCTTCAGGAAAGAAAATGTCGGGGTTTTCGATGTCACGGCATTGTGCCTGTGTCAACAAAGGTAATGTGGGGAAGAAGTATTCGAAATTCACTCCCTAGTTCCAAGCCATTGTTCTAAATCCTGAACAACCCATGACTTTTCAATGCCGGCATTTCGGCGCTTAATTATGACATAAGCAGGTGGAGTTTGTTCAAGACCACGAGCTTTTGCATAGTTTTTTGCTTCTGTGATGGCTTCATCCCAAAAGGCAGGAAGTGTGATCGCCTTGCGGTTTTTCAACTCAAAGATGTAAGTCTTGTTTGCAACGACACAAACAACATCACCTTCGTCTGCACTCCCTGCCTTGCTGAGTCGCTCGGCGCTGACCCCGTGTTCTCTCAGCCACTTCATTACTGAAGTTTCAAAGAGTGCGCCCTTTCGACCATTGGGATTTGCCAACTTACTTCACCAACTCCAATTTTGTCGCCAAAGGCTGCGAACGCATAGCGCGTGCATACTTGACGGCGGTGATGAGTTTTTCAGCCAAAGTAAGTGCCTCGCTTTCACTCATGCTTGCGAGTTTGATTGCAAGATCAGGAACGGCTGATCTTGCTTTGTCCATCAATCGAGCTGATTCAATTGATTTCAAATCTAAGCCACTTAAAGCATTGATTGCCTGAATTGACCCCATTGGAACCTGGGTGACGACATCCTCAATCAAATCGCAGTTGGCATCTCGTTCTTCTAAGTAAATGACCACATCGCCATTGAGGGCATTGTGAACCGAAAAGAGGGGGTCGCGGTTGATCAATAGCCCCACCCACCCTCTGAGTGTGTAATCTCTGCGGTGAACCTGTCCTCAAGGGCTAGAAGCCCCCACACAAGCCCTGTGACGGCGATTGCGCCCCCAATAACGACCAAAAGCATCATTCATCCCCTCTCCTTTGGAATGCGCCAATGGTGACATAGAAGTTATCCACAGGGCAGACCGACACTCAAAAGATTCTTTGTGTTGTGTATTGACATTTGTATAGATGAGAGTATCGTTCTTCTTGTGGGAACGGCTCCCACAGATCGGGGTTCAAAATGTTGAAGTGTAACAATTGCGCAGCACGAGTTGATGTTCTAGCTCATCAAATTCGTGGTTCATTTGAAGTAACAGTTTGTCTTGATTGCGCAGATCGCTATTATCAAGATCAATTGACACGCACACTTATCAATGCAGAAAAGGCAGGTGCATAATGTCAAGAAAATGTTGTGATGTTGTTTATTGGAAGCACAACGAAGGTTGGGATGCTTACAAAAAAGATGATTGCCAATTTGTAAATAATCATTGGGTTCCAAATTGGTTTGATTCTTTTATCGTTGAAGATGCATCAACAAAAAAAGATGCGATCAAATCAATCAATGAGTTACACATTTTGGGGGTGTGTTTAGTATGAAAATCAAAGATGTCGCTGAATATCATTTAGAACAAGCAAAAGAAGCGAACTCTTGCAATGAACGCGAGCAAGAGCAATATCACCTTGAAATGCTTTCAGCACTACAAGAAGAAATGGATGAGAACTAATGATCACAAAGCGCGGAAAGAAAGTGCGAGCAATTGCAATTGCAGTTGGAATCATTGTGATTTGGCAAGTTGCGAGCAATCTGTGGTGGGTCGGCATTGATGCACCCAATGCAGAGTTTCTTGGTTGGTGTTGGGGTTCAATGAGCGAATGTGTGGTGTTGTAATGGTCGGCAAGAAAATCAGGTCAGTCAGAGTCAGCGATCAAGTATGGGCGAAGGCGAAGGCGAAGGCGCAGTCAGAAGACAAATCAGTTTCCGAAGTAATCGTTGACTTTTTGAAGGGATATATCAAATGACAAAAGCCACAACCGCCATTGCCTTTGCCGAAAGAGGTTGGCACATCTTGCCTGTTGCTCCTTATCAAAAGACACCATTCTTCCCCATTGCAACTCATGGATATAAGTCAGCGACAACTGACATTGAATCCATTGAGAAATGGTTCACTCGCGCACCCATGCTCAACATTGGCATCGCTTGCGCCCCTTCAAACTTAGTTGTCTTTGATATTGACTACCGAAACGGCGGAACAACTGAAGGTTTGAACTTAGACACATTCACAGTTGCAACAGGCGATGGCTTGCATCTGTATTACACCGCCCCTGCCGATGCGAAGTTCAAGGGCAAACTTCGTGAAGGTGTTGACATTAAGCACAATGGATATGTTGTAGGCGCAGGATCATTGCACGAATCAGGCAAGTTCTATGAGGTCGTCAAAGACATTCAACCTGCACCGATGATGGAGTGGATTTAGCCTAAAAAGACAAAGAAATCCCCCTCACCATGACCGACTGATGGTGAGGGGGATTTCTTATTCGGCAAGCGCGAGAGCAATGCCTTCTTCAAGAGAAATTTTTGGTTCATAGACTTGCAACATTTGAGTCGGATCGCCTACGCGGTATTCAACGCCTATGGGTGCATCAAGATTGTTTTTGATAGGGGCAAGATAACCTGCTTGCAACATCACCATTTCTGCCAATTCAATGAATGAGGTTGGGCGACCTGTGCAGATATTCATGACACCCACATCATTGATCACGGCTGCAAAAGTAGCGCCAACAACATCGTCAATGTGAACGAAATCGCGCACCTGGGTTCCTCTGCCCCACACTTCAAATGGGTCTGCCTTGCGCTGAGCGCGTGCAATAAAGGATGGGAATGGGTAATCAAGTGCTTGATCTGAACCGTATCCACTAAATGGTCGCAATACAGTTACCTTCAGACCTTCAGCTCGTGCATATGAGGCGAGCATTTCACCTGACAACTTTGCCCAACCATAGGTGAAGTCAGGTGTTCGAATATGTTCAAGATTGATGTCAATTTCGCGCAGTTTTTGCTGATATTGCAGTCTTTGCAAGAAGATTGGGTAAGCCGCACTTGATGAGAAATAAACAATGTGCTTCGGGCGAGTTCTCAGCGCCCATTGGAACATATCTGCATCGATGGCAAGGTCAGAGGCAACTGACAGAGGGTTTCCCTCAATAGTCATCCGCCCACCGACAATTGCCGCAAGATGAATTACGATGTCAAACTGTGTGTCATCTGTGGCGAAGAAATGTCGAACTTCCTTGCCATTTACTAGGTCAATTCCTGTGATGTCGTGGCGTTGTTTTGCAAGTGCGCGATGAAATGCACGCCCAACAAAGCCGGCATCGCCTGTGATTAGAATTTTCATTATTGCCCCCACTCATACAAGTATTTATCATCACCCGATAGCGCCACAGATTTCTGTTGGTCAACGGTGAAGATAAACCTATCATTCTCATCTAAAGCTGCACCAATATGACTTACCTGGTTGACAGGTTCAAGCACATACGGCTTGCGAAGTGATTTGCCTTCAGGTTGAGTATCGTAGAACTCGTCATGAATAAAGCATGAGAATTGAATCCGTGGGTAAATCAGATTTCTCAGGAAGTCTTGGTCTTGGGTGTAATAGTCCTTGATCTCAACAGACTCAATCAGGGTGCGGATGTCTTTGAACAAGGCAGAGCGAACTGTGAACATTCCTGCATTGATCGGGTAGTTGTGACCAATAGGGTGATCCTTCATGATGTGAGCATCTAGCCCTGACTCAATGAATTCCTCGTGGGCGTTAAGTTCGCGCAAGGACAGTCGAGCATCGGCATCGCGAAAGGCAACAAAGTCATAATCTAATTCACAGGCAAGAAAGCGCCACAACTTGGCGGTGTGATCTTCAGGTGCATCTGTTTGAATAATTTGAACATTGGGAAACAGGCGAAGGGTTGAGATTACCCAGGAAGGCACCGATTGCCCCACGAAGAAGATGAGGTCATATTCCTCATCCAAAATCTGTTGAGCGATGATGGCGTTCTTGATTGCTCCCACAGAGTATCGAAGGTCTGACCCATACAAAGAAAAGGATATTGCCTGTTTCATTTGCGAAGTTTCTTCAGTAAGACCTGATATGCCTCTGACTCAATGTAATTCTTGTATGCAAGAGCATCGGCAGAATAAACTTCCTGTGCATTGACCTCACGATAGCCCTCATCCCATTCAGCTTTTCCTGCAACGGGGTGCATATGCTCAACAATGACATCTTCAAGGTAGGTCAAAGCGCCTAAATCCTCGCCCAATTTCTTCCAAAAGTTGTCAAGGTAAAGATGCTTCATATTCGGTGGAACCATGCCATCAAGTGCGCCAACAATGTCTGATGTCATTGAGACCATCGTTGGAAGGCGCTTGCCTTGAAGTAGGTCATTGCCGTAGGCAAGTGACGGTGCCTGTTGCAACGCCTCAATGAGTTTTGCATCCCAATCGGCGGTGCGTGGGCGGTGGTCATCGCCAACGAAGGTGAAATACTTGTATTTGTCTTGGTATTTGCGTGCCACATAATTGAGTGGCTTTGCCATTCCGCGAGAGTCATTGTTGCAGGTGATCACATAATCATCGCCTACTTCAAAGACATATTCATCTGCCTTTGGGTCGTCATAGTCCACAATGAAGAGCAATCGTGAGGCAGATGAAAGGTCATCGTGACAGGCTAAGAGTTCAACGGCATTGTGTGGTCGCCCACGAGTTGGAACAAGTGTGATCATTTCCATTGTGATTCAATCTCCCCTGCAATGCTGGCATATGCTGCCAAATCTACAAACGAATCCTCGTGGTCAGGTGTCTCAATCAAGCGAGCTATTTTCACAAGGCATAAACACAAAGCGACCTGTGAAGGTGTTATCTCAGTTTCAAGATACACGCTCCACAGGTCGGCGATGCGTTTGTGATTTACATACGGTGATCCATAGTTTTTTTGACGATCAGTATGTGTGAGGCGTTTTGCCTCATCTAAAATTTCCCCCCGGTTCATTTTTTACTTGCTTCCTCTGCCAAATTCTGTTGACTTGGAATCAAGCGCCTTCAAAACAGGCCCGGCAACTGCTGCCAATCCTGCTGCAAGGTAATTCTTCAAAGGTTGATTTGGGTCTGCAAGATATAAAGCTGCAACGGCTGCTGCTGCTGCACGAAGATATGTCTTTGCAATTGCTTCAAGTTTTACTTTGTCAAGCATCATTACTCCTTAAAGGTAGGCTTGCCGAATCCAACGATGAACACGGGCAAGGATGTCTTTAGTTTCCCACGATTGTTCTTCTTATAGGCGCGAACCTTACGGCAAACTTGACCGCCATTGCGCTGATCGCCCTTTTTATCAGGTGCCGTGTTGCCCTCAATTGTCACGACAGTTCCATCATCTCTAACCTGCAAGACGATGCCTACATGAGAGATTCGGTTGACATTATCTCCTGGAAAATCAAAGAAGGCGATGTCACCTGGCAGGGGCGTGGCAACCTCGGCATCTTCCCACTTGCCCTTTGCTTGAAAAGCCTGCGCCCCTGACGGGGTAAATGTGCAGTTGGGGATTGATGTCACTTTTGCTTTTTTTGCCACCCAATTAACGAAGGCTCCGCACCATGCTTGATTTGCCTTTTGATAGTGAGTTTGATTTTCCGCAGGGCCTTCAATGAAGCCTTCTTCGCCTCGTGCCACATCAAGAAACTTATTGAGTTGAGTTGACATTGTTCTCCCCTTGTTTTGGTTTTGATTTGAGTCCATTTGCAGAGACTATCCCTGCCAAAGTTCCTGTGAGAAAGACCGTCAATGTTGCAACTAGGTCAATGAAGGCTGCATCATTGGGTGC